GGAATGGTTTCTTTTCAACATAAACTGTTCTTGGTAGTTTGTCTTCAACAGATACAACGCTAACAGCTGTCTATGGCAAGATTATTGTAAGTAATCTTGACCAAGCTACCGCTACTGGTGCTGTTAATACTGTTCAGGTAAATGTATCAGAGTTCCTAAACAGTGTAAGTGCTACAGGTACAATTGCAAATGTAGTTGCTGGTGGTTTTGAAATTGACATATCTGAAAGGTTAGATAGTGTCAATGCAACTGGAGCAGCAAATGCTGTTCAAGTAAATGTAACAGAGATACTGGGCAGTGTAAGTGCTACTGGCAGTATCGGCACACTGGCAATTAGCAATACTGTTACACTTACCGGCGTTCAAGGTACAACTGCCTGTGGTGGTGTAGAAGATAAGCCAACAGAGATTTTAGATAGCGTTAGTGCTACAGGCTCTGTAAACACTGTTCAAGTTAACATTACCGAAATACTTGGCAGTGTAAGTGCAACAGGTTCTATAGGAACACTTGAGCATAGTAATACAGTTACACTGACAGGCGTTCAAGCTACAGGTGCTGTAAATACACTTGAAGAAAAGCCTACAGAGGTTTTAGGTAGTGTAAGTGCTACAGGTTTTGTTGGCACATTTACTATATCTAACACGGTAACGCCAACTGGTGTTCAAGGCACTACAGCACTTGGTACTCTTACTATTACAGCAGTGCAGTTTGATTTTGAAGCAGTTAAAGCACTGTATGGTAGACAAAGAACTGTATATGTAGAACAGCAATTACCAAGGGTAGTTCATGTAGAAAAGAAAGCTGTTAGCGTTGTATCTGTTGAAGACAAACTACCAAGAACAGTTTATGTTGAAAAGAAACCATTCCGAACTGTTTATGTAGAGAGACAAATAACTGCTGCTGAAAGACGAGCATCTGTAGCACGGGCAGCGTAGGAGAACTAGATGTCATTTCGTTGGCCCGTAAAAGACCCAGATGAGACACTTGATTACAGCATGGATTGGTCACGTTGGCTAGACACAGCTACAATTTCATCTGTAACTTGGTATGTTAAAACTGTAGAGATTGGCAAAACGCAAATTGATGCTGGCGAAACATTGACTACTGCTTCAGGTAGCACCGTTACTGATAGCATTCAAAATGTAAGCCAAACAAATACAAGCACTGTAGCTACAATTAATCTTGGTGGTGGTGTACTAAACAGAGAATATACATTTATCTGTAGCATTACTGATAGCACAGGAAGTACTGCAGAACGGTCAGTTAAAATAGCTATAAGGCAAAAATAATGGCGTATAATTATCTTGGACTTGTAAATGAAGTTAATCGCCGTTTAAATGAGACGGAACTTACGTCCAGTAACTTTTCTACAGCGACAGGTTTTTATGCACATGCAAAGGATGCCATCAATGCTTCCTTGCGTGATATTAACCAGCATGAGTTTAATTGGCCCTTCAATCACGTAGAACAAGAAGATGTTCTCTCTGCTGATGTAACTCGCTACGCTTTTCCCCATGACGCTAAACTTATTGATTTTGATAGCTTTCGTATTAAAGAAGATAATACATTAGGCAATGCGACTACACGCCTTGGTATTATTACATATGAAGAGTATCTTGACAAATATGTAGACCAAGAGTATAATAGCACTGGTCGCCAAGGTGTACCGCAACTTGTAGCGCACGGACCTGCACTTGAGTATATTCTCACTCCAGAACCAGATGCCGCTTATACTGTTGTGTATGAATATTACCGCATACCAGTAGACCTTGAACTGTATGATGATGTTCCTGCTGTTCCAGAAAGATTTAAGCATGTTGTTGTAGATGGTGCCATGCACTATGCATACTTGTTCAGAGGCAATACGCAAGATGCATTGGTAGCAAAAGAAAAGTTTCAAGAAGGCATCAAGAACATGCGTTCTATGCTGATTAACCGCACATACTATGTACGTTCCTACATGATTCCGCAAAACACTGGTGGCGGTGGTAGGATGGGTTATGCGAGGTTGCCCATCTAATGGCTGATGCATGGCAGACGTATTCATTTGAATTTAAAGGCGGCTTGATTACAAACCTTTCGCCTTATCAGCAGGGTTTTCAAGCACCGGGTTCTGCCCGTATCCTTCGTAACTTTGAACCTTCCATCTTTGGTGGCTACACACGCATAGAAGGTTTTGATAAGTTTGATAGCAATGCATTGTCCAACACAGGTGTTGTTCGCGGAATACACCGCTACGATGATAAAGTGTTTGCCTGTCGTGGTGACGACTTGTTCTTTTCAACAGGTTCTGGTTGGACACAAGTAAGTGACAACGTAGCTTATAGTAGTTCAGGTGTCACAATAGGTGGTTCTGGTAAAGTACGTTTCTTGAAGTATGACTTTGACGGAACAGAAAAACTGATGCTAGTTGATAGCACGGGTAAACCATATAGATTTGACGGTACTACATTTGAACAGCTAACATCCCTATCTGCTGATACATCTGGTGCCAGTTTTATTGTAAACTTTAAAAATCATATTGTACTTGGCAATGGAAAAAAGGTAGTTTTTTCTGCTCCGTATGAAGATGATGACTTTACAATTGCTAATGGCGGTGGTATAATTAATGTTGCAGATACAATTACAGGTTTGGTTGTTTTTCGTGAGCAGTTAATTATCTTCAGTGAAAGCAGCATTAATGTATTGAATGGTAATAGTGTTGCAGACTTTACACTACAGCCTGTTTCTCGTGACTTGGGATGTGTGGCAGAAGATACTATTCAGGAAATTGGCGGCGACATTATATTCCTTGGTCCTGATGGACTGCGCCTTTTCTCGGCAACGGACCGTATTGGTGACTTTAGTCTTGCTGCCGTATCAAAGACAATTCAGGTTGAAATACTAGACTTGATTACCAGTAGTCCAAACGGCTTTAATAGTACGGTTATTCGTGAAAAAAGTCAATACCGTTTGTTTGGATATAATAGTGGTTATACCAATGCAGCAGCAAAAGGTATTGGGGCTACACAGTTGCAAGAAGGTTTAGCCTTTAATGATACGCGAGGCATCAATGCTTTTGTAACGTATAGTGAATACGATGGATTTGCGGAACGTATCTACTTTGCTAATGCAGATGGATACATATATCAAATGGAACAAGGCAATACATTTGATGGAACAGATATTCCAGCAACATTTGCCACACCATTTGTTCCGCTAGGCGACCCCAATGTTCGTAAGACAATATACAAAGGAACTACATATCTGGATGTAAATGGTGACTTTGACCTTGAATATTCGTTGAAGTTTGATTTTGACCAGCCAACTGTTTTGCAGCCAGACTCAATTCTTTCAAGTGATGCAGCTGCATCTATTACATATGGTTCCGGTATTTACGGCACTTCACTGTATGGCGTTAAACAAAAAGCAATTTATGAAGTACAAACAATAGGTTCAGGATTTACAGTGTCTATATTATTTGAAACAACTGGTGCTAACACTGATGCCGTTTTTACCATTGATGCTGCAACCTTGCAGTTTACTACGAATGCTAGGAGATAAGTATGGGAACTGGTTATACAAGAAACGATACTCCCAACAATATTGCAGACGGTAACGTAATCAACGCCTCTGACCTTGACGGCGAGTTTGATGCAATTCAGGCAGCATTTAACGGAAGCACAGGTCATAGTCATGATGGTACGACAGGCGAAGGACCGCAGATTGATACTGCCGGTATTGCTAATGATGCAGTCACCCCAGCAAAAGTAGATGAGTCAGGTTCTTATACAGTTGCAGGACTTACCGCTACTACCGTAGACATTAACGGCGGAACGATTGACGGCACCACCATCGGCGCATCTTCTGCTGCTGCAATCACAGGAACCACCATCACCGGCACATCCTTTGTGTCGTCAGGTGATATGACCTTCGGCGACAATAACAAGGCCATCTTTGGTGCTGGCTCTGACTTGCAGATTTATCACGATGGTAGCAATAGTTATATTGATGATGTAGGCACAGGTGATTTAATTATAAGAGGCGCTAATATACAAATAAAAACAGCGTCTAATGAAACTTTTGCTAATTTTTCACAAAATGATGCAGTAAGATTATATTACGACGACGCACAAAAACTCGCCACCACCGCCACAGGCATTGATGTCACTGGCACAGCAGTCACAGACGGCCTCACAGTAGCTGGCAATGTCAGCGTAGACGGCGGCACGATTAAGCTGGATGGGAATTATCCGACAGGCACGGGCAATGTGGCGTTGGGTAATCAGGCTTTGGATGATGGTTCGTTGTCTGGTGGAAATAATACTGCGGTTGGCAACACGGCTTTAACTAGCCTCACCTCTGGCACAAGAAATACTGGTTTGGGTGATGGCTCTCTGTTTAGCACTACGACAGCTTCTTCAAATACTGGTGTCGGAACAAGCTCCCTTTTATTCAATAGCACTGGTGCAAACAATACTGCTGTTGGTGATAACGCCCTCCGTGCAAACACCACCGCATCTAACAACACGGCAGTGGGTTATCAGTCACTGTATGCAAACACAACAGGTTCAGGTAATGTTGCAGTAGGTCAAAAGGCATTAGAAGACAACACTACTGGAATTGGCAATACGGCACTTGGTTTTCAGGCTGGGCTAAATCATACTACTGGAACACAAAATACAGCTGTTGGTGATAGTTCACTTCGCACAACCACAAGTGGTAGTTACAATACAGCAATAGGTGCAAAGAATATCTCTGGATTTAGTTCTCTTTATAGCAACACCACAGGGCAATATAATGTTGCAGTTGGCGTAGCGGCACTAGCATCCAACACCACCGCCGATGACAACACTGCTGTTGGCTATCAGGCTTTGTATTCAAATACCACAGGCACTCGTAATGTAGGGGTTGGCTACAATGCTTTGAGTGTTAACTCTACAGCAAGCGACAATACAGCAGTTGGACATGATGCTTTAGATGTAAATAGCACAGGTGCTTATAACACAGCTATTGGAAGTTCTGCTCTTGGTGCCAACACCACCGCCTCTTTCAGCACGGCAGTTGGTTATGGAGCTGGGCATAGCAATACCACAGGAAGCATTACAGCCGTTGGTCAGGCTGCTTTATTTGATAATACTACAGGCACAGCCAACATTGCTGTCGGTCAAAGTTCGCTAAGATTCAACACCACCGCCAACAACAACACGGCGGTAGGTTATCAGGCGTCTTATAGTGGAACTACTGCATACCATAACGTATCATTGGGCTATCAATCTTTATACTCAAATGTTAGCGGTGGACAGAATGTTGCAATAGGTTATCAAGCGCTTTATGCAAATACAGCAGATAATAATTTAGCAATAGGTCAAAATGCTTTAGATGCCAATACAACTGGCACTAGCAATGTCGCCGTAGGCAATAATTCACTAGGCGCAAACACCACCGCATCCAACAACACGGCAGTTGGCTATCAGGCGTTGAAGGCCAACACCACTGGTCAACACAATGTTGCTCTTGGTGTAGATGCTGGCGATGAAATTACTACAGGCAACTACAATGTAGCATTGGGTTCCAGAACGCTCAATGCCACTTTAACATCAGACAATAATGTTGCGGTAGGCTACGAAGCATTGTTTAGCAACACAGCCGCAAGCAACACTGCTGTTGGTTTTCAGGCGATGCGTGCCAACACCTCTGGCACCAGCAATACCGCTATGGGCTTTGGTGCTTTGGATGCGAACACCACTGGCGTGACCAATGTTGCCGTAGGCCACACTGCTTTGACCGCCTCCACCACTGCCAGTGACAATGTGGCTGTTGGGGCAGGAGCATTAGTAGCCGACACAACTGGTCGCCGCAACATTGCCATAGGTTCAAGCGCACTTGGCGCAAATACCACAGCAGATAACAATGTCGGTATCGGCTATGCTACTTTGCAGGCGAATACCACTGGCACAGACAATACTGCTACAGGTAGTGAATCAATGACATCTGTCACCACTGCCTCCAACAACACCGCATATGGTCGCCGTGCTTTGAGGGCAACTACCTGAACCTGTTGTGTTTGCATACAGTGACTGATAACCCACTGCCGTGTTGTTAGATGCGGTGGTGTTTGCACGGAGGGCGT